ACGGGTGCATCAACGTTTACATACACATTGGCAGAAGCACAAAGCGCTACTACAACACTGGGTACAGTACAAGACGCAAACCCAATTAATTTTACATACACATTAGCTAGTCCATTAGGAACTGTAACAGCACTCGGATCTGCCGATAGTGGTTCTGCAGTTCTTGATACTGATGGTCGTGGTTATAATGCTAATTTTTTGATTACAACAGCCGGCACACTATCATATGTTACAAGTATTGATAGCATTGCAAAAATAACCAATTGTGTTAATGTTACCAACATGGGTAATCAATTAATTTATATTGACAACTATAGAGCTGAACAGGTTTGGCCGGTAAATAGCGATAACGACATTCCTGGCATCCCTGCATACTGGTCTTTGTGGGGTAATGCCATAAATCTTTGGCCAAAACCAGATAGTCTTTACCAAATTCAAGTAATGGGTTATCGTAGATTTTCACTCTTTTGGCTCAGTGACACTACACTACCAATTGATATAGACCCAGAGTTTCACATGCCGTTGATGAATTATGTACTTGCGCGTGTCTTCCAATTCCAAGAAGACCCTGACATGGCTGCAATTTACATGAACAACTACGAACAAGGTGTAGCAATGATACGTGGTTGGAAGACTTCAGTTAACCGAAATCAAAGCATGATTCTTTCGGGCGGTCTACAGATTAATCCATATGATTATTACAGATACATGACAAATCTTTCTTTAAATGCTGTAGCAACAGGACAGTGGAGATAATTAATGGCGAAAGGATTTACATCTACTAGTCCAAGAACACGAGGTACTTCTGGTATCCAATTTGCGCAAATTAAAGATTTTACTGGTGGTTTAAACTTTCGTGCAGACCAGTTCCAATTAGCTCCTAACGAATCACCGTTTATTCTTAACATGGAAGTAGATCCGCGTGGTGGCGTGTTTAGTCGAGCAGGATACATGAACTTTAATACAAGTGGAGTGTCAGGCACTTGGAATCCAAAAATTTTATTTAACTACAAGTATCCAGCAAACCCTCATATAATGTTTTCAACTGGTTTTGTTACATCCGGTTCAGTAGACGGCAAGGTAATGTATGCCAATTCCGCAAGTCATAACTTTGTAAATTTAAACAGTGCTGTGTCAACTCCATTGGCGGTCAAGTCACTTAATGGTGCATCGTTTACTCAATGGGAAGATACTTTATATATTGCTCTTGGCAAAGATGCAACACAAATGTACAAGTGGACAGTAGGCAATACTTACGCTACTGCTCTATTGGCTTCTAGCCCAACGTGGCAGCAATACACTCTTCCCGTTGGTGGCTACATGCCTCGCGCAGAATTATCAATAACACATGCTAATAAACTGTTTGTTGCTAATACAAAAGAATATAATAATGATGCAACTCCGTCATTAACTGCATTTCCAAATCGTCTTCGTTGGTCGCATGAAAGTTTGCCAGAAGACTGGTATGTAGATGACTATATCGATATCATTGCTGGTGGTGAAGGCATTCGTGGTCTTGCCGTAGTTGATGGTCAACTATTAATATTTAAACCTAAAGCTGTTTATTTGTTGATGGGTTACGATGCTGATTCATTTCAGTTGGTAGAGGTTTCAAAGTTTGTAGGCATTGACACTCCGCAGCAATGCGTTGAAGGTGATGGTGGTGTTTATTTTTTTGATTATCCAAAAGGATTGTTTTTCTTTGATAGAAACGGAATGCAAAATATATATGAACGTCTTGAACCAACAGTAACACAAAATCAAATTAACGCACAACAATTAGCTAAGGTTACATTAGCGTTTGTTAACAACAGATTGTGGATGTCAGCTCCGTATGATTTAAAGGGAAGCGGTGCTGCTCAAACTACATCAACCGTAAATTTTGTTTTTGATCGAAGCATCGGGCAAAGAGGCGCATATACAATGTTTCAATCAGCAGATGAGTTTGGTCTTTATGCTGGTTGCGATTGGTATGATAACGTTGAAGAAGTTTATCATTTGATGATAAATCCAGACGATGCATTTCCATATATTTTTATGGTTGACGAATACGAAGCTGGTAACATTCCAGTCGAAGCAGAAGACGACGTTCTGCAAGGCGCAACACCAAGCAGCAGCGGAAGTTTTGTAACCAATTACACAACTTCATGGTTTTATAATGAACGCTACGTGCAAAATAAAACGTTCGTTAGACCATTGTATGTTGTGCGTAACGTAGAAACAGATACACAATTAATCATTAATACATTCCACGATTTTAACAGTACTAATATTGTTTCTCCATCTACACTTGTGCTTGATGCCCAACAGTCTGGTGGTCTTTATAATACCGCACAATTTGATTCTGCAATTTATGGTATAGATATTTTGCCAACCACAATACAAGCAGGTGCAAGATTAAAAAGAGCAAAAGCAGTGCAAATTCAATTTCTTGGTCCAACGGATACTAATAGTAACCCCCTTGTTGTTCCAGGTAGATATTGGGGAATTAATTCAATTGCATATAAATTTAAATCTAGACAAGTAAGGAGCTCAAAATAATATGCCAACAACATTTACAATTGCAAACGTTTTTACGGCAGGTGATGTTATCTTAGCGGAAGACCAGAACGAAAACTGGGAAGACGCTAAAGACTACTTTGATGCCCTGTCATCGGGTAACAACTTTATACCAGGAGCTATTCTAAATATAACTCTAGGAGACGGATCAGTTAATACTGCTAAGTTAGCAACGGATGCTGTAACTACTATTAAGATTTTAGACGGACAAGTTACTGCTGCTAAATTAGCAACTGATGCTGTAACTACTATTAAGATTTTAGATACAAACGTAACAAGTGCTAAGATTCAATCATCAGTAGTTTTAAGTGGAACACCTAATATTGGTACAGCAATAGGCACATCATTAAACACAACTGGTAATGTTATAAGCCACATTGACACTAATGAAGAAACCGCTTCTTACACATTGCTGTTGGCAGACGACGGAAAAATAGTTGAAATGAACAACGCTTCTGCAAACACTTTGACTGTTGCTCCAGATTCAACAACCAACTTTACAATAGGTACACAGATTCTTATTTTGCAAACTGGCGCAGGACAAACAACCTTAACACAAGGAGCTGGCGTAACCATTAACGCTACACCAGGACTTAAGCTGCGTGAGCAATGGTCTTCGGCAACATTAATTAAACGTGGTGCTAATTCATGGGTAGCACTAGGAGACTTGTCAGCCTAATGCGCATTGTTCCTAGCAGTGGTGGCGCAAAGCCAACTACACCAACCATTGGTACAGCCACGGCTGGGAACGCCTCTGCCAGTATTACATTTACTGCATCAACATATATTGGCAAAGACACAATAACTTATACAATGACTTCTAATCCTAGTGGCATCACTGGCACGGGTACATCACCAATTACTGTTAGTGGTTTAAGCAATGGGACCCCTTATACTTTTACGGTAGTAGGTGCAACCAACTATGGTGTATCTTCTGATGCATCTGCTGCATCTAACTCAGTGACTCCAAATGCTGCTCCACCTAGCTTCCCACCATCGTTTCCACCTAGCTTCCCACCATCGTTCCCACCATCGTTCCCACCATCGTTCCCACCATCGTTCCCGCCTAGCTTTCCGCCATCGTTCCCACCAGATTTCCCACCATCGTTCCCACCTAGCTTATGCACCTCTTGCACCCAGCCCGCCGCAGAAGGAATTTGTTTTGGCGAGAACTGCGCAAACTAAATATGATACAATATACATCAAACAAAAACAAGGAGTAATACATGCCAGACCATTCTAAATTTGTATTCATCGTAGAAGGAGAAATAGCATTTAGATTGCTAGTTCCACAATCACATTTGACTGAACGTCAAGTTGCTGCGTTGACCAGTAATCCAACAATTATGCAATTAGACCCAACCCATCCAGCTGACACCGGTTGGAGTTATGATGGATCGGAATTTCATCCACCAGCATGAGCGCATGGTCAGAATACAAAAAGAAATTAGGTGACACTCGTCCTTGGCATTTAATTCGGTGGCGAGTATGCAACTGACGAAGAAGAAAGCACAAGAATGTCTTTATGCATGGATTGTCCTGAGTTGATTAGGTTAACTAAACAATGTAAGCAGTGCGGTTGTTTTATGAATTTAAAGGTTAAACTAAAATATGCTTCTTGCCCAATACGGCAAATGGTAAAATATGGATGTAATGACTCGAAGAAAAATGGTAGATTTAGTACCAGCTGGATATTGGGGAAAAGATGTTTCTAACATTCATTTAATTTGTAATTTTTTAACAGATGAAGAAGCAATAATTTTAAATAAATATGTTAAAAATATAGATGATTGGACTGGCAATCAAAATGATGCAACCTATCAAGATAGAATACATTTAAATTTAACATTAGAAATAAGACGTATAATTGAAAATTTATTTACACGTATGAAAAAAAATATTGAGTTAAAATTTCCAGTAACAGTTATTCCAAATGGCCCATCAATATGCAAGTGGAAAACTAACGATTGGCAACCAGTGCACGCCGATAAACAATTGCAAGACGGAAGCCCTAATTGTCAACAAGACCAAGACATTGCGTCAGTAATCTATATTAACGATGCATCTGAGTATGAAGGTGGAGAATTGTATTTTCCAAATCAATCTTTAAATATTAAACCAGTAGCTAAATTAGCAGCATTTTTTCCAGGTGATATACATTATTCACATGGTGTTACAAAAATTATATCTGGGACAAGATATACCATTCCGTTTTTTTGGAAAGTTATTAAGGTTAAATAGATGGAACCAAAAGAACTTTACCCTAAAGTATTAGTTTTTGAAAATGGTTTAGAAAAACCAGATGAATTTTTAGACAAGATAATGAACAGTGAAGAATATGTAAAACCATGGACTCAATGGTATCATCTTGGCAAAGAAACATTTTTTACAGAGTATTCTTGGATCAAAACAGAAAAATTCCCAACACAAGAAGAATGGGATAAACAGTTTGCAAATATTAAAAATCCATTGGCAAAACAAATAGCAGATTTATTTTATAATTATACAAAACAATATGCTAATAAATATAACGTAAACATACAAAATTGGTCACACGGAACACCATATCTTTTAATACACGATGCTAAGGAGTCAGATAAAACTTTAGCAATGCAGTACCATACTGATTTTATTATGGCGCAAAAAGATAATCCAGGTTATAAACATTGGCTTACTTGTTTAATTTATCTTAATGATGATTACGAAGGTGGCGAAGTAGCTTTTAAAGTATATAAAAATGATGTTGATTACGACTACTTTGTATATAAACCAAAGGCTGGAGACGTGTTTATATGCCCAGCTTATTCGCCTTACTATCATGGTGTTCATAAAACTAAAACAAATTATAAAGCATTTATTAGATTGTTTTGGGGATTTGACTATGAGGGTAGCCCAGAATGGCTTGACAATCAAAGTAAATACGGTGTAGCCGAATGGGATAAAATAGAAAAAGAAAGATTAGATTTTGAATTTAAAAGTTCTAAATGGATGAAGGGTTCTGTAGAAGAATTGCCAATATAGTATAAAGGCATGAAAAAAAGTAGCTATTAGTAGATGAGGAGTAATATATGGCATTTGACCCTAGTTTGTTTACGGCCCGTAGAAGGGGCTTAGAGCAACAGTTTGGGGCACAGACGGCTATGAACGCCTATTCAAAGTTTTTGTCTCAAACCAGAGGACAGCGTGAACAGCAAGAGTACTCAAGGGGTGTTGAGAAGGAACTGCCACGTCTAACCTCCAGATATGGCCGTAGAGGTGTGTATGGTCAAGGTGTGCGTTCGGGCATATATCGTCGTGGTTTAGAAGATTTTGGTACCGAAGCCGCAAGACAAAGGGGTTACATGTCAGAAGATTTATCAAATGCTTTAAGACAATACGACTTGCAACAGGCGTCATCTCTTAGTGGCTATGAGCAACAGTTGACTGATTTAGAAGCAGAAAAAGCAAGACAGATAGCAGAAGACGCAGCTGCTTTAATGGAATTGAGGTAAATTATGGCATGTGTAGCTGGAATAGAAACCGACCCAAATAATGTGAATTTTGGCAAAAGTTGCGGAGATGGCGGCGGCGGCGGCGGTGGTGGTGGTGGTGGCTCGGCAGACGACCCGCTGCGTGTTTACAATATAAATCCCGTTGCTGCAGCAATACGTGCTCAAGCAGATAAAGACATGGCTGCACTTGCCAGAGACAAATAT